GGTGACTCATCTACACTGAGATTGTATGCGATTCGTCCTCCGTGATCCTTATTAAGAGACCTGATTAAGTCTGCCGTAAAATCGTCAGATACTTTTGACTTTTTCTTTGCAGTCTTTGCAGGCTTTTTTGCCTTAGCCATTTATGATCAGTCTCCGAGCAAGTCTGCAAATGCGTCATCTAGTGAGTTATATGACTTTGTCTCTGCGTTTGGTGTCTTTGATTTCGTAGACTCTGGCTTGGGAGGTGATGATACAGTAGTTGTAGACGTAGTTCCTCGAGTAGTTCCCTCGTCAGAATCTGCTGATCCATTTAACCAATCATTGACTTTCTTCTCAATCTCTTCGTAAGGCTCGAGCGAATAAATCTCATCAAGGTTTGGAATATTTTCAAGATACGTTTTAATCTTTGCTGTATCATCAGATAGCTCAGTAACCTTGCCTCGAGGCATCACAGAAGTCTTGGCCCAGTTTTGTCCTGGCTGCTTTGAAAGGGTGACTTTAATATCTCTGCCCTCGACTGGGTCAGTGATATCACCATAGTCAGGATCGAGCATGATATTAAGAATATCTTGATAAACCATCTTGCCAAACGACCAAAGCTGGACTCCTTTTGACTCCTCGCCGCGAACGATGACCGGAGCATAGCCACGCATCTTGGGATATAAGCGCTTGCAAAGCTCAAGTGACTCAGGAGAGCCATCATCACGAAGCTTGTTAATAAGCTCCTGAATTGGATCGGGCTTACCAAATTGCTTAGGAGCGAGAATACCTCGGTTCTCACCTACGTTATAGTAGAACCACCTCTCCTTAAATGGCTGCCCATCATTATCAGAGAATGGCACGAGTCGAACAGTATGCTCACCCTCCTCGGGGCGCCAAAATGATGAACCTCGCTTGTTGCCGGAAAGTTGTGCTACCTTGCGACGAATCGCATCAAAATCAAGTGCCATAATGTTTCTCCTATGTTGGCGTTTTATTGATCAATGTTATTGTAATCAACCCACATAGAATGTTCAATATAATTCAGATTTTTTCATTCTTCTTATTTTTAGAATTCTTGTGCTAGAACTGTCAGGCTTTACAGCTGTTCCATTCAATGTTCTAGCTGTTATTCCCCATGATGGCTTTGCTTTCTTGCCCGGGGTTGAGGCTCCGAGAGGTAATGATACACCTGCAACGGCGGTGGCGCCGGAGAATTCATCAAGCTCATCCTCTTCCTCGTCGATTTCATCGTCGCCTTCTTGGCTCATCATAAGCTCATATGCAAATGCTTTTTTACCAGACTTGTCTCCGAGAGCCTCTACAAGCTCTTGCCTGATTATCTTTCTTAATACTTCTTCACCAATTGGTCCGGATCCAGTTCCCATCATAGCTTTTCCTCCGCCCTTGTTCTTGTAATGTCTTGACATTCCAAACTTATAGTTTCCGCCTTTTCCTGGCATTCCTGACTGGTCTTCGAATTCTTCGCGGTCGACATCAGTATAGGCTGACAATGAACCTGTTCCCATTCGGCCCATAATTGAGCTATTGGGCTCTCCTGTCATACCAGATCGAGGAAATGGTCGAGGAGCCCAACCAAGCCTGTGGATATCTGGCGGGTTTTGTCGAGTAGAATTAGAGATTGCTCCGCGGGTGCCGGCGCCGGTGGTGCTGTCATTTGCACGCTTGATAAATTTAGGTTTAAATCTTTTGATTTCTTTTCTCATATATTTAAATATGGACGAAGCTAGAAAGAAACAGGATTATCTTCTTCTCTTGACTTGCTCTGAACAAGCTTATTCGATGAGGATATTACGAGCGCTAGTGACGGCTCTCTCATTGAATAAAGGCGCGTATCATCTGTTAAACCATCCGCAAGTAAAATTGCTAGCCACTCATCGTGTGAAAGCTCAATTCCAAACTTTTGCAAAAGGAGAAGACTTCTATGCGTTGTTCTCATGTGAGGCAAATCATTATTGAATTTATAATTTTCACCTAGATTTTCTTTTCTCCACGAATTATCTTGAGGAATATAGAGGTCTTGATTTTCATCACCGACTTTTCCAATAAGACAAAAGAGCGAGCATAGGATGATAGATTCATTTGAAACTTCAATTCCACAACCCTTGGCGACTTTGTAGCTGGTTTCAAGGATCTTTAGAGAATGATCAAGAAGGCCGCCGGAGAAGGCATTGAAATACTCATCTCTCTCTGACGAGGGTGCCATTACTAGTCTTTCTCCGAGCTTATCAACTAGCTTTTGTAACTTCTTAGCTCTTGGTCCCGTCTTTTTAGTCAGAGCTTGAAATTTCTCATAATCTTCCTGCATTTTCTCGATATCTAAATCCATTATACTTCTTCAGCCTCCATATAAAGTTGTGATTCAAAACTAGATAAATTTTGTCCTGGATTCATTATAACTTCTAATTTGTCAAAGCACTCAGGATGACAATCAAAAATAATAGCATCATGCAAAACAAAGATCGGAATGCACTGGTATTTTTCCCTCTTTATGTTTTGAACTACTTTAAAGAATCCTTCAAGCGCTGCATCCATTGCTGTTGATTGAATATAGTTATTATATAAGACATGTGAAGCATTGTTTCTAACTCGAATGTTTCTACCAAAGTAGTTTTTAATAAATCCGGATTCTGCCTCTTTTTCTAATTGTTTTTTGATATCTTCAACACCAAAGAAATCTTCAAGCTGGTCTAAAACTTCTCGTGCAGTGATCTTACTTACACCGAGCAAGTCTTTGACACGATTGATTCCCATGCCATAGAGAGTTGCGATAGTAAGAAGCTTAGCAGTTTGGCGGCCGTATTTGCCTCCCAAAACTTGCTTGCATAGACTGGTGTAGATATCTCTTTCCGGATTCTTGCCTGATAACATCAATGCAACTCTTGGCTCAAGGCTAGTATAGTCAAACTGGATTATCTTTCCGCCTTCAAATCGAGACGTCAAAATATTTCTTAGTTCTTTTTTAAGAGTAAGGATTTGTGGACCAGCTAATATCGTGAGCCTTCCTGTATTTGTCCCTACTAGATTATAGTCAACATTTTTTGCAAACCCTTTTTTTGGCGCAAATGTTGTCAAAACAGACTTGTTGACTAACTCTGGATCTGCGCAATATTTTCCAAAAACTTTTTCATCAATTTTAGATGGCTCAAGAAAGGAGATAAGCTTCTGTTGAATAGAGATACGATTATTAAAGTATTCGTATTGATCAGACTTTAAAGTTTCGCCAATTGCATTCTGGATACTCTGGAAATACTTTCTATATTCCTTCTTGGGCAACACATGAGACCACAAGATATTTTCTAAGCTTGAATGACGAAACGGCAGAGCAAACTTCTTATCAGGTGAATCAGGAATTTTCTTATTCAAAAGGAAGGAAACAATATTAATAGTCTCGTTATTTTTGAATCCAATTGTTAGATCTTCACTATCTGGATCTTCTACCCATGAAGATTTTGACTCAAAATTAGTCGACAAATGCTGGGTTGTTCCCAAGATTCTTTTGTGAATGCAAATATTCATATATCTATTATAGATACATTATCAAAAATCTACACTAATAAATTAGTTTCCAGTATTAAGAAGATCGAGTGCGGTTTCGCCAGCTGTTGCGATCTTATCAGCAATAGAGGCTTCTTTCTCTCTAGATAAAACTTTAGTCGCTTTATCAAGTAGGCCAAATAAGCTTTCATATGCACCATCTGCATCTCTTGCCATCATAGATAGAGAGGTTGTAAAACTACCAGGTTTAAAACTATGACTAATAGTTTTTACATAATATAAATCATCTGCTGACGTATTCGTCCCGAAGTCTATGAAGAAATGCTGCGCATATTTTATTAGCGGGCAGCCCATCATTGTGACCTGTGCCTCTGTTGGCAAAATTTTCATTGGTAATCCTCGGGGATCAGTTCCTGCTGCAGTCTTGTTAGGATTTTTTCCGTATCTAGTCAACTGAACATCTGCAAACTTCTTGTTTTGAATTGTGGAAAATTTTGCAGATGTTAATATAGAACCGTCAGATCCGTATGTAAGTGTAGGGTAGCCTTGACTAATTATTTTTTTTAATTTTTTAAAAGGTATGTCAAGCTTAAACTCGGGAGTTATACCTGGTAAAATCTTAATACCAAAAAGATCAGATTCAATTATTTCAGCTAACGCATCATTAGCTGCTTTTTTTCTATCTGCTTCTGACGGGTCTAATTTTAGAGCATCTGATAATTTTGCTGAGGATAATTTAAGCGTCTCCATAGTATTTGAGCCCGCTTTTATGGCATTAACGTAAGGCGTCATTCTTCCATTGTGACTATCGAATATATGCACTCTCAAAACAGATTTTCTAGCAGAAGAATCTAAGCCAAGTGCTGACGCAACTGGCAATGCATCAAATCTTATTTGAATATTGGGAGATCTATATTTTTTTGCAAGATCCTTATACGATTCAGCGGGTGATGCTGTTGAAATTTGTGCCCCAGCAATAGCTGCGGGCGAGACACCACTAGTCTCCGAAAGTTTCATAATTTTTCTATAGATCATTCCTGGAGTTACAACATTTGAAAGGGTAGAAAATGGATGCTTTATAAAATTATTAATAACTCTTGTAATAAATGTTTGAATTGGTATATTCGCTGTGCCTTTGGATTCGATCATTTTGTCGAGCATATCAATAAAATCATCTTTTCTAATAAGAAATTGATCTATTGAATATTTTGACAAAGGATTCTTGACAATTGAAGAATCATGAAAGCCTGAATCATCGCTAAATCCGTAAAAGAATAATTGAACTTCTGCGTACTTATTAGATGAGCATAGCGGGCGGCCGACAAACATTGAAAAAAGCTTACCAACCGAGATATACTCGTTTTTTGGTACTCCTGGCAGTGGCTTTAAGGGACCTGCAATATCATTAGTAGCAGTTTCTGACGGGTAAAAAGGATCTGCGGTATCGTTGAATAGTTGTTCTTTTATTGCATCTAATATTTCGACTTTTGTTGATTTTAGCTCGCTCTTTTGTGATTTAATTTTTTGCAATTCTTTCATTAGACTTAGATGGCTTGGCTCGGTTAGATTTGATAAAATTTCATTTTTTCCATTTTCCATATTAAGAAAAATTTGTGAACCCTCTACATTAACATTTCCATCAACGTATCCATCAATAATCTGTGTTGCAGATATATTCTTTCTTTTTTTATCTGTTCTTGGATTTTCACTTAAAATCTTATTTATTTTTGACTCAATTTCTCCAATGACTTTCCCAATATCTTTCATTGCAGGATTATCGATTATTGTTGTATTTTCTACAGTGAGATTACCCTTGGCAAATAATGTTAAGTCAATATCAACGCCGCCCTCAGAATTAAGAGAAAAAGACGAATTATAAACAGCATATTTTTCTTTATTTTTCATTGAATTTAAAAAGTTTGCATATTCATTTCTTCCTGACTTATCTGGATGACTCCATCCATACTCTACTAAAATTTCATTTGTGCCAAAGTTTTCTGGGCGAATTATTTCTGCTATTTCATGAAGCCTAGATCTATCATGCAAAACTATTTTCAAAGATGCTTTTTTCTTTTCCATTAGACCAGCTGCGGGAACAACAGAGATATCAAAAGACTTTATTGACATAAACGGCTTGAAGGGATCTAAAATTGGAGTTGATCTATTTTTACTATTTATAGGGACGAATGTTTGTGGCATAGTAAACATCTCAATACCAAATTGAGAATTTTGCTTTTTTAAAATACTCTCTGCACCTTGTGCCATCATTCTTGTGCCTATTTCAAATCTTCCGGCGCCTTCTGATCCTACTGCGGCCTTTGAAAGACTTATAGATAAAGGTTTTCCTCTATTGTTTAAAGGTTTTGTAGCAGTAAAAAACGTAAAGTCTAAATGCGGAACACATCTAGAAAACTCATATGTTGGAATTGAATTTGCAAAAACTTCAATCTCAGAAACATAAGATGTCGAGGGTGTAAAATCAAAATGTTTACATGTAAGTACTGTTAAATCTGTTCCAAACATGCTGTTATTTACAGCTGCTATTCCTCCGCGGACTGCAGAAAGACCTTGTTGAACAATTCCGCCCTTTTTCAAAGATGACGTTTTTAGGACTGGGGCAAACTCTTTAGTAGTAAAACCTATACCCGGGGTCGAGCCAATATTTCCCGGGACGGAGCCCAGACTTGTCTCTGTATATAAATTAAAGGCAGCATTAAATGTTGTTCCTACGCCGGGGATCGACAAATTAGTTAGCGCCGCTAAATCTCCTACAAAAATTGCTTTTTTAAAATCTTCACCTAGAATAGCACCATCGACATTATCTAAAATTGAATCTGCAATTATTTTTACATGTTTATTTTTTTTAGAGTCAAATTTTGAAACTGAGCCTTGTGGTGTTACTGACAGTATTCTTCCAATCCCGCCGTAGCCCGTGCTTTTTCTAATTCTATCTCCTGATTTTCTTAAAGCTCTATTATTATTGATAAAACTGCTACTCAAGATATTATCTCCATTATTTGGGAGATATCTGTGGGTATTCGAAGTCGAGTTCCTGCAGGTATTTGTAATCCCCAGCCAATATTGCTAGCTGCTGCTATAACCCACCACAAAGATGCATCTTGATATTGTTGCCCAGCAATTATATCTAATCTTTCATTTTCTGCTGATATTGTTTCTTTTAAGCTAATCTTATTCATTCTTATGGCTTTTCTTATTAAAACTATAGACTGCGACGACCCAAAAGATCGTCCATTATTAGCTAGTGAATCTCTATCGTATCTTGATATTGTCATTATTCAAATATATCCTCAGTCTTATTAGATACCCATGAAACTGCATTATCGAGATATTCTCCGGAACTACTAACAGCTTCATCAGTCCAATCATTTGACTTACCTGCAATATTGTTAACAACATCGCCGACAGGATAAACTGGTGCTCTATTATAGCCGGTATGATCAAGTCCTGGCGCAATGTCGTGAACAGGATCAAAACTAACTTGAATTTTGCAAAACTTTGGCGCTCTAGATCCACGATCAACTTCCCATGTTGAATCTTGCCCTATCCATTGAAAGCTTAAGTTTTTAACAAATCCCGGGAGGCCTTTTCCGCCAGAGTGCTCAAATGATCGAACAACTGCATTTTGAAAGCTTGATAAGAACGTAAGAACAGATGTGCTATAAAGAACGTTAGCTTTTCCAGTTGCCTTTCTTAAACCGTCAATAACCAGCCTTTCTTTCATTAGTCCACCGGGTACGAGAGAAACATCATGATGACTTATAAAATATGTATTTGTCGGACCAGATATATCTGTGATTCCAGTTCTTGCATTTTCAAATGTAGTTGATAGTTGAACACGATATCTAACAGACTTTGCAGATCCTTGTTCGTCAAAAATTGGCAATGAAACTATTTTTGCAAATGCATTTCTATAATTTAAAAAGAGCTCTGGGGATCCATTCCCAGATGCTAGTTTAAGCTTTCTAATGTCTGGAAATCCTAATCTAACTATGTCTCCGACTTTGTAGCCATATGCATCATTAGAATTGCTAACCGGAAGTTTTCTGGCATTTTCTTTTATTAAGCGTGAAGCCTCAAGAATATTTGATTGAACTGTTGCTGAATTTAAAATTGCTGTTTTTGCTATGCCAGGGATGGGAAGATTGTTTACAATTCCCAGACCCTGAAATAACAATCTATACACTACCAATGATGCCGCTGGGACGCCTAGGCCGGCGGACATTGGATCTAATTGAGGTGTTCCCAAGCCAAACAATCTAGATAGATTGAATTTTGAAAAGTTTGACTTAACAACATCACCAATTCTAAGACGAATCATTGGAGAAGCAGACATTACTTGAGAAAAGGGCATTATAAAGTTTTGGCCAAAAATAGGCTGGCCAAATATTTCTGTGGGGTTTCCTGCTTCGCGGCCTTGTGTATACTGCGGGTAGAGCATTGTAACAAGCTTATTGATCTTGAACCACATTTCATTGAAGTCGTCTCTACTAGTTGCAGCAACAATAAAATTAAATCCAATAGATCTTGTTGTCCCCTTGTATAGCTTTATTGGCTCTGCTCTTCCGATTCCTTGCGAAGGTGTATATTGGGCAGCGAATCCATCACTTAGACTTTCTAAGAATGCATGAAATGAAATTATTTCATTTGTTCGAAGATCATGAAAATAGAATGGAACATATTCAGCATCTAAAATTTCTTCATGCTTTTCAACAAACTCCTGCGGAAGTCTACCGCTTGAATCTGATTTTGTGATCCCTTCCATGTTTGCATGCGCAGCCATAGGTGATTCAGTTCCGGGTGTAGTTCCTTTAGCACCATTTATTACACTACCATATTCAATTTCTGCTGGGAGGAGATACATGCTTGGAGTCGAGGAACTTCTCCATGCAAGACGAAGTGAATCAACACCTCCTGCAACTTTATTACCATCTCGACTTTTCATTGCGTGTGATGCTGGATTATATGACACTCCAATTGCACCATCATTAAGAATTCCAATATCGCCCGAAGGAGAAATTTGATCAATTGAATATGGGCTAGATGAAGCTCTGGATGCAGAGTCTCCAATAGTGGCTAGCGTATTAATGCAAGCAACTAGTTTAGATGATCTAAATACATCTATAATTCCAATTGCGGCAGCAACTCCCTCAGTAGAACCTGTGCCCATATTTCCTACTTCTGCAAATTTTTCACTAAGATTTTGTGAGTCTTTTAAAATAGCTCTACAAAAATTAACATAAAACCCGGGGGCAGCGTCAATGTTTTGTTTTGCTTGATTAATGCTATTTTGTAAATTTAAATTTCCAGAGAATTTTTCAACTATTCCTGTGCTATTATCGCCTAAAAGAATTGCTAATCCAGCATCAACAGCCAATGAAAATTCAATTTCTGTATTAATAAATCCAAGATCTGATTGTGAAATTACTGCTGATCTTCCAAAAGCTCCGCCATTTTTGGGCTTTTCTACAAAACTGCCTTTAGTATATGGAGCGCTTCCATGAGACGAACTGTTAGATGCCCCAGCAACTAATGTATTAACTAGAGAATTAGAATGTATTGCTTCTACAGTTATAGCAATGATTGCACTTGAAAGTGCTTTCATTTCATTCGGAGTCAAACTAGCAAATGGTGAACCCGGCGTGTTGAGTTGTCCATATGATAAATTTGGTTTTCCATCTTCCGGTTGATTGAATTCTCCTGTGGAAGCTTTTGATACATCAAATGACTCTTTATTGATCTCTCCAGATGATAAATTTCTTGGGCGCAATGAATCTGCGCTCAAACTAGATCTTCCCATTTGAACATCTTTGTTAACAGCATTTTCTTCATGAATTCCAGCGGCGGCGCGGAGCATGTCGATTCCAATAGACTTCAGCTTTTCAATATTGAATGATTGACCAAATTGTGTCGGATCATCTCCTGTATTAGGATTATATGACCCCACTTCTGGTTGGAAGGATCCTACTACTTGTTTGTCAGGATTTGTTTCTGCAGTGGCAAAAGATTTTTCACCAATAGCTGCGAATCGATTCATACCCAAGACAGCAGATACTGAACTTTTTACAACCGGGCCCGCGCCGCTTTGAACTTCTGGGGTTCCATATGCTGGTCCCGGTGTACCAGCAACTGGTCTTCCGTGCGGGCTAGTTGAAAATCGTCCCTGCGTTTGTGTATTAATATCTCTTAGGATATCACCACCAAGCTTTCTACTTACTTCGTTCCCATTATGATCAATGCCAATCTGGTCACTATTTTGTATTCTTCTTCCTGGGCGACCTTGCTTTAAGAATTGACCCAAAGTTGCAGTTTGACTTGGTCGATCAATTGTTCCTGGTCGGCGGGATCCTGGTAAAAATTGTGTTGAAGATTCCAAGCTATTTATATCGCCAGGTTGACGAGAATTAATCTGTGTATCCGCTTTTACCTTATCTTGAATAGAACTAATACTTGCAGCTTCGACGTTATCTACGATAGGTTGAGCATTATACGGCAAATCATCCATTCCTGCTCTTTGAACATCGGGAAGATTTTCATAATTAGCATTTGCTGCTGTAAAATCATTGCCAAGTTTTCCATTACCATTTTTATCTTTTGGGACAAGAATTTTTTTTGTTTCATTTGCCATTCTTGTCTCCGCTAAGAATCTTGATTGCCTTTAATGCTTTTGCCAAAGTATCTGTATAAATTTTTAATTCTTCTCTAACTCGATTTTGACTTTCCTCAGGAAGAATCTCAAGTACTTTATTAATAGCAGGAGTGCTTATATTATTACTATGTATTTTTTTACTCATTTTATTGATCTGCCACGTTTTCGCCGGCGGCGGCTGCTTGAAGTGCCTGCTCACCCGTTACATCAGGACGAATACTTCCTTTGTATGCAGCAGTTGCAATTGCATCGCCGTCAACAGGAAGAGAAACATTGACAACAAGATTTATTGGGCCGCTTGACGAAGACGGAGCCAAACCTTTTCTCATTGCCGCATTTGTTTCTGTCTCTGCAGTAGCAGAAAGCATTTCTGATCTTTCGGTTGTGCCGCCCTGATCAGATCCTGGCAACATTCTTTTAGCATTTTTTGCTAAGTTTGATTGCAGGATTTTTCCTCCCGCATCTTTGATTTTTTGGATTTTTTCTTTGCCGTACTCTGTTATTTCTGATGCTAGCTGTTTTATTCCTGCCGAAGTTGATGATGTTTGTGTTATTTTTTCTGCATGTTTTACAAAAACTTCTGATAGTCTGGTTGCGCCGGCTTCGCCCTCATGCAAAAATACCGTCATCATTTCTTGTTGTGCTTTAGCCCATTTGGGGTCTGATGTAATTTTTGCAATTTGGCCCATGATGCCACCCGGAGATTGTCCAGATTCTGGAAGTACTTTTCCTGATATTGCGCCCCTGACACTAACACCTACTTGTTCTTCGGCGGCGCCCCTTAAACCGGTTGCATTTCTAATAAGTCTATCAATGCTTCCTGCCAAAATATCTTCACCAGAATCAACAAATGTAGGAATGTGTGCCCTTATCGCAGTTGTCAATTCTTTGACTGTTCTAGAGTTTTCTCCTTGAGCCGCTACAAGAGAAGCTTGTAAATCTTCAGCTCCTGACATACTTGATACTTCAGCAGCTACTTCTAAGCCTCCTTGACCTAATGCTTTCATTGTATCTTCAACACCCATACCTGTAAGCTCAGACAAGTAATTGAGTTCCCGGCGGCCCATATTAGCAATATCAATACCCGCTTGTTCAGCTGACTTTTGAATTAATTGCAATCTTTCTTCGGGAGACTCTGCAGCAAATAGATCGAAGGCATCGATGCTCATTCCAAATGACTGCCCAAGCATTGCAGCTTTTTCAGCAGCTTGATCAAAACTATCAAAGCTATCAATGAGGCCACCTCCCATTGTTGCTAATGAGACCCCTGTTTTTGCAGAGGCGGCTGCTACTCTTGCCAGTTGTTGTTCTGAAAATGTTGCAAATGATTTTGTATTTTTTCTTAGTACATCCTGGCCTTTCTTAACTTGTCCAAAAGAAACACCTGTTTCTTTAGCATATTTTTTAGTTGCTCTTACAGCTGATGCGAGTTGTGCTGAGACAGATGTTCCAAAGGCAGCTGCTCTGTCTATATAAGTGCCCACATCTTCTGTGGCAAGACCAAGGGCTTCTCTCATTGCCCTTATTCCTATTAGAGCTTTTGGATCAGAGAGTTCTGCTGCAAATCTTTCTGCATTAGCACCTGCTGCCTTTGTTAATCCTTCAAGCTCTTCAACAGCTTGTTCTCTTGCTTTTTCAATACTGAATGAAAAAGTTTGCAAAGAAGCGCTAGAAGCAGCTAGACCTGTATTTTGCTCAGAAAGAAATGATCTTAGTGCCTTGCCGCCCTCAGACGCTAGGCGGCCGGCGCCTGTTTCAATAGTTCCAAACGTCTTTATTGATCTTTGCTCAATGTCGAGCAAAGGTTTGCCCAGACTATTAAATGCATTTCCCAGCTTTTCTAAGTGAAGTTTTTTTGCAAGTAATTTTGCACCAATAGTAATGCCTACTGCCTTAAGTGCGTCGTTATATTTGTCTATAGATATTTTATTGCTTTGAAGTGTTTGATTATGAAGATTCATAGCTCGAGAAGCTTCAATTTGAACTGCTTTATGTTTTTTACTGTTTTCTAAAAATGCACGTGTTGACTTGTTTTGTGATTCTGCAACTTGCGCAACTAGTTCCTGGTGCTTTTCTAGAGATTTTTTAAGATCTGTTAGGCCTGTTGCTCCAGAATTAAAGTTACTTAAAACAGACTGCAAACGCTCTAAGGCTGCAGTCAATTCTTCAACTGACTTGGTAGTCTGCTCGGGTTTTTTAGAGTCTGCCATGAGTTTTATAGATCCTTATGGCTAAATATGCGCTAAGTGAATCTTCTTGTCATATTAGAATTATTTCTAGTATTTCTTGCGCTTCTATTAGCATTTTTTTCCTTACTAACTTCTTTTACTATTCTGTCGATAAACCATGTTCTATATTGCACAGGCAGTTTATAACACTCAGAATATGAGAATCCTCCATAGCGCATTAATAAAAAAGCACTTTCAAGAAATATTTCTCTATCTTCAGGATTCAGGCCAAAGAAAGGTAGCCCCTATTGGAAGGGGAAGCACCTCCTCGTGCGCGCAATTCTTGCATGTAAAATGTGAAGACATCATTACGGTTGGTTCATTAAGCTTTATATATGATCTTGCTGCTAAAGAATCTTTTGCAGGCATATTACGAACAAACTTGTTGATAAACGTCCTATCAGAATTTCCTTCAATTGAAAGAATTGCCCTGAATAGGTTATCTGTAACAGAAGATTCTGACACAAGACCTTGCTTCTTTTTTCTTTCTTCTATTGTTTGTGACTCTTTTTCATCATAGCCTGTAGTGAACTTCAGAGTTATTCTTTTACCGGTCATAGGCAAAACCATTTCAAATTCATTCTGGCCTTGTGCTATTGGGTCAATATCAAGTGACTTGATTGGCAAGTCTGTTAGATTGCAAATATGAACTTGTCCTACTTCACAAGATGGGCATGTAATATTAGAATTATAGTCAGACCCATATCCGGTAATTCTAATAGCAGTTAAAATTGCATTTCTATCACCTGATAGAAGTGTATTCGGGTCAATATTTTTATCAGTCAGACAAGATCCAATTAAGCGTGTAATCATACTACCGTTTTTTAATAATGCTCTTGACGTAAGGATATCTTCTTCCCTGGCTGTCATTGCTCTGATATCAACAGTTTGTGACATATGAAGTGGATGATTCTCAGGATAAACCTTCCCAAGAGAAGGCAAAGGAACAGTCTCGACCGGAATATCAAATCCCAATTCTTGAGAAAGTTGTGACTGTGTTTCTTTCATCATTGAAGGAACTGGCGGTGTGCCTCCAGCCTTATTAAAAATTTCATTTCTAGACATAAAGTCTCCCTACGCTGTAATTGTATTACAGGCACAAAAACTGTTAAACTCTAAATTGACAAATTATTTAAGAAAGATCAGTATTGAAGAACGCAATTGTCAAATCTTAGCGTGAGTGTAATATTTGATGGATCATCACTGTCATAGCTTAGAGTTCCATAGTTAGCATCTGTAATAAATGCACCTTTAATGTCCCACAATTCTACAACAGTTCCGATTGGATCTAGCATTTTAATTTGGCAATCACGTTTATAAAAGTCAGCATAGCCAGATCGCCCTGAGACTGATTCAAAATGCGTGCGAATCCACTCCATAACTTGTTGTGCACCCGATGGTGCAATTGGATCATAAAGTGTTACACCAAGAGTGCTAAAGGTTGTTCGTCCTGCAACATAGCGCGTGTGATTAATAAATGGAATAGCCTTGTCTGGAGTTTGTATTTGTGGGCGTGCAGCCTCTTTCATTAAGAAGGCATCAATACCTTCAATAGAAAAAACCCACCGAAAATTGCGTTTCGGTTCAAACTTATTTGGAAGCATTTCAGAAACGGAAAGAGTTTCAGCCATTACGATCTCCTAATCAGACGTTATTAAATATGGAGTTGCGACAAAAACGTCCATCAAAGTCCTTCTACTCCTGAATTTGTTACAACAAAATCTAGAGAAATAAACTCTGCTGTTCGTGTAGGCTGTAAAAAGATTTTGCCTCTAACTGTATTATTTTCGATATCTACTTGTGTTGTAGTGCTAGAATCAATAATAACACGGAATCGATCGATGCCCTGATTTTGCTGGACGCGCTTCATGATCGGAGTGACGAGTGCAGTAAATCTTTGCAATGTTGATTCTCTGTTTGGTTCAAAAATTAATTGTTGGGCGACTTGTTTTACAGATCTTCTCAAGTCAATCAAGAGTCGTCTAACATTTACGCGGTCTAAAGCAGATGCTGCTGATTGCAATGTTCTTTGTCCGAATATGACCGGGCCTTGACTATTTGGGAAGCTAATAATTGGATTAATGCTCTTGTCGTTTAGATCATCGATATTATCTTCATTCAATCTTACTGCAATTGATTGTGCACCCATAGAGCCTCTTGCAAAGCCCGCAGGAGCAAACCACGGGAATGCTACAGCATCATTAAATGCAAATGCTCCGAGAACAGAAACCGAAGGCGGTACTTGAACAGTCGCAGTATTGGCAACGACTGTTTTTGTTGCTGTATTTAGTGTTTTAACCTGAACATCTACGTTCAAGTCTGGGAAGTATGCTGCAGCAAATGAACTGTCTAAAGATCTATCATTAAATGACGAAACTGTATTTGTTACACTTACGTTTTGAATAGAAGATGTAACTACAGAGTTTACTGTATCTCTTTCTTCAATGTCCATCAAGTATAGTGCATCAAATCTATTTTCAACAGTTGAAATTGCATCATCAGTTATAGTTGAAACTCTCATTCCGGGAAGAGCTAGAAGCTGGATATTAACATCTGCTTTTTCTCCCATAACGTCTAGCGCTTTTTTAAATGCCGCAACAGTATTTCCTGCTGTTAATCCTCTATTAGAGTCATCCATTTCTCCCTTAGCAGAGAGATTAGATAGGCTTGCAGCATTTTTATCAAATATATTAGATCCATCAAATCCTTGCTGGAATGGCATTGTGAATTTAGCAAGTCTTCTAACAGCTGGGCTTGCTGTATCTGACACATTGAATGCTCTTGTTTTATTTGCATCGCTAATTGAGATATCACCATCTCTTACGTAGGACCAGCTATTAACAAGATAACTATCTACCGTTGTTGCTAAGCCGTTCGAACCAGTTGCAACTCTAACATTTTCAAGTGTAAAGCCATTGTTGTTAAACTTATCACAATCTAATACAAACCCACTAGAATCTGCTTCTCCAGCATTTGATCCAGTCATAACATTAAGATTTGAAACTGCAAAATCTGGAAAGAATTTTGTAAAGCTGGCAATAGTGGGATCAATAACTGAGCTTTTATTTGGCTCATTTAAAAGTATTTTCTTTTCAAATTGAACACCCCAATAAAGAGATTTGTTTGGAATCTTCTTGGGAGCAAGACCCATTGCAATATTTTCTCTTAAAGGCACCGGGGGTTGGACAGCTGATTTTAGAACAAGCGATGGATTTTTTTGAATTTGATGTGCACCACCTGATGAATCGGGTGGTGCTGCTAATGCATTAGAACCTGAGGTTAGAAGGTGATCTAAGCCTCTAAATCCAACGGGAAGTGCTTCATCATCTATCTCGTCTTCATCTACATCGGACGATACTTCAACTCGAATTCTACTTGAAACATTGGGATATTTTCCTTCTACAACAAGTTTTTGCGATCCTGCTGCTTGATCAAAGTCGTAATACGTGTTTAAATCGCCGATTCTTCTTGCAATATAATTTGTCGATGTAGGATCTAAGGTAAGACCTCTATGTGACTCATATACAAATACATTTTCATCATTATCATAGAAGTCTCTAAGGACAAGATCGAATGTTCCGTATTTATTCAAAGCATCTGATGACTTAGCGACGTTTTCAATTGAAAGCTTATACTTTGTATTAGACCCTACTGAATCTGACGATTTTCCTTTAAGAACTCCGTCGCTAAGCATATGAACTCTAAATAGATCTTTTGCAGATCCACCAAATTTTTGTGATACAATAAATGGTGTTCTTGCTGCTCTAAATCTTTCTCTAAAGTTTTCAAAATTAGGTGTGGCTGTTGCGCCTGCATCTCTTCCTAAGGCACCCGTGAGCAAGAATGCGACATCTGCACTTCCTGAATAGAGGCCTGCGGGTGAAACTGCGCTATTGATCATAGATCTACCCTTAGCTGTGATTCCTGATCCTGTTACTACAGCAAAGCTAGGATAAACATCGTAGTGCGTATAGAGAACGTAGCCATGATCTTGAATCTTTTGCGGGTCCTTATTGAATGTATTAGCAAAATAATCTTTATCTGTAGGGTCAAAAGACGCAGTTAGAACTCTTGGATAATCACTTCCTTTGTGACCCGGAAGAAGCATAGTGAATTTTGGAGATGTATTAACAAAGTTAACAGTACCCGTAAGAAATCCTCTGACTGTTGAAGAATCATCTGACGAGGCGGGGGTCGTGCTATTAACAACGCCGTTCGAGGAAGATAATCTTAGAGCAACGCCCGAGGCGGCCATTAGAACTCCTCGAAGTATTGATGATGCTCCTCGAACAGTATCGGTATCGGCCGCTCTTTCTATCCCTGAATCTTGCAAGATTGTACTCCCTGCAGATTCTGACATATAACAGCCTAGAAAATATGTTCTACCTAGCTGGCCTCCGGGGCCGCCTGTGTTGGCACTCGGATTATCTCCGAGGTATTGTGTTGCCAAAGGTTGTTGATCACCGACAACAAATCCTGCTCGCGTTACAGTTCCATCAGATGTTGATCTTCTTTTTCCATCACCTGCTCCAAGAACCCTAACATATGTCAAAGCTCCTGCATTCTTAAGCCATTCTTGAGCAGCTAACGGACCAAATTGTGATCCATCTATAAAACCAAACTTTGTTTCAAATTCGGAAAAGTTTGATACTGTAACCGGGACAAAAGCTGGCCCCTCTTGTGAGGTTCCTATAACACCTGCTGGAACACCGGTAGGCCCAGAAGGAGTTGGTCCTGATCTATCAATCTCAAAAGCTCTTACTCCCGGGCTTTTAAAAGTACGTTCACCCATTACTTAAATCTCCAAGATATCATTCTTAAATATACCTTATGCAAAGCTTACGCCCGCATTTGTGACAATGAAATCAATTGATATGAATTCAATGCTTCTAGTCGGAACAATTACAATTCGACCATTTAGCTTGTTAGCCTCGATATCCTCTTGGCTATTATTAGAGTCGTCCATGACAACCTTAAATTGTTCAATTCCACTTTGCGCTTGGACAACGGCCAGCAAAGGTGTAACTTGAGCAACAAATTTTGATCGTAGCGCGGGCGTATTTTGTTCAAATACGAATCCATTAGCTACTTGCGAAACAATTCTCTTAACCTCAAGGAGCATTCTTCTTACGTTGACTCTATCAAGGGCCGACTTGGCTTGTTGTAGTGTTTTTTGTCCGAATATTACATACCCTTGCTGTGGGAATGTTGCAATTGGATTAATTCTTGCGCTATATAGCGAATCTCTGTCGCCCGCTGTTAGTCTTACCCCTACATTTTGAACAAAGTCTAAAGCGCCTCTATTGAATCCAGCTGGAGCAAACCAAGGATAAGCTATTTTATCATTATAGGCTAGCGCTGCTATAGCTGCAACTGAGGCTGGCACCTCGATATTTGCTCCTGTTTTATCATCGCTAATAACTACGTTTGGAAAGTAGGCGGCCGCGGCATTATTATCAAGTGTTCTTCTTTCAAACTCTGAAATTGTTTTTGTGACGCTTGGTTTTCCAGTAGAGTCATCATAGAGCCTGTTTCCATCTCCATCGTACTCTGGCATATCCATTAGATAGATAGATTTTCCATAATCTTTGTTTTTATCCAACGCGTGGTCAGTAACAAATGTCTCTCTAATTCCTGGAATTGCTAAGATGTTTGTATTGACTGCATACGGATCTGTCATGATATCAATTGCTGCACGATATGATCTTACTGCATTATTATCTTTACCTGTTCCTGCCATATTAGATGACATACCCGGTGATGTAAACGATATATTAGCTCCGCCAGACGTATCTAGAGATGTAGACTTGTCATTCATTCTTGCAGCATTTTTATCTAAAATATTAAAACCGTCATATCCGCCATAAAATATGTTTGTAAACTTTGTATACTCTGTAAACTTATTAAATGTAAGCGAAGAAGTTTGATTTAGCATCGTTGCAAAGGTAATTCTATTTGCGCCCTCAGTTTGGCTATCATTTATTGTATAAGATGACGGATTTACTAGTCCGTCTCTTATATAGACTGCCTCTCTCATAAACGGGCCAATTGCGCCTGTAATCTCTGTATCATTATAGGTTCCTGTGGCAGTTCCGCCAGCTCGGCGTGATAATGCAACCCTTGCTAAAGTAAACTTATTGTTATTGAATGTCTTGAAGTCGCCAGCCTTTGCAGGTATTATTTGCGAACCAGTTGCAAGAACATCCATTTTTTGAATGCCCAAAAACTTAGTTTGATCAATCAACCCCTTGTTGACCTCAGATGAAGCATTTGATTTTAATGCAGCATTTGAAATTCCGGAATCTTGAATTGAGCTATCACCTGGTATCATTGTCGTCTTAACGCCCCAGTAGAATCGATTATCAACTGTTTCTTGATCTCCTGGGAATCCAACAAAGGGAGCAGTTCCTGATTTTACTGCACCATTTGTTACTTTAAATCTAAGTGGGACAGGCGGAACAATTGATCCCGTTAAGTTTCCACCTTGTGAACTAGATGGAAGCGTGCGTGCTGCATGAATTCCAAGCCTAGATCGTGTTGATTTAAGTGCAGTCGATGTAGATGTTCCAGGAAGTGAATCTGCTAAGTTATTACTAGTTTTAAGTGTAGGTATTCCTCTAAATCCAAATGGAAGAGATTCTTTTGGGGCGCTTTTGCTTACCAAATCATCTAAAAGAACAACTCTTATAATGTTGGATTTGTTGGCATATTTTCCGGAAACAATAACTTTTCTTTCTGATTCTTGTTCAGCGTCAAAGTTAAATGTAACTTTTTTATCGCCGATCATTCTTCCGATAAAGTTTTCAGAGCTAGGATTTAAGTCACAATTTGGGAATTCTTCGAGAACTTCTCTTGACTTGTCGTTATCATCGTAACTTCTTACTTGAACTGTAAACGTTCCGTACGGGTTGTTTTCATCTGTAGATCCGCGGACATTAGCTATAGAAATCTTGTATTTTCCAGTTCCATATGCGCCGTCACTTAGCGTTTCAAAATAGAATAAATCATATTCTGTTCGACCAAAAGGTTGTGAAATAAAGCTGGTTGTTCTTGGAGTTGTATATCTTGTATCAAATCGACCAAATGATGTAAGGAAGTTTTCTCCACCATTATTATTTGGAGAAGTAATCGATGATCCTGACATCATTACAACAGACTTGTCTGCGATTGCCATTGCAGCAATTTCTGGCTCAACATCAAATGCTGCATAAAGCAAGTGTTTTTCTTGTGAAAACTTATCAGGATTCGTGTTAAGAATATTTCTAATGTAATCTTTGTCTCTTGGGTTTAGAGACGCGGTTAAAACACGAATTCCATTAGCAGCATCAGGAGCTTCTCCTCCGAAACCTGTATCTGATGAGGAAATAATTAGCTTGAATTTTTCGCCCATTCCCGAAGCATTACTTGCAGAATACGGTGTAGCAATATTGTCTCCACCCTCAAGTGCTAATCGATCACCTGCATTAAATGCAGATGCATAAAGTGATGCACTTAAAACGCCAACTCGAGTATCATTTGTTGTAAAAATAATGCCTCGAACTAGATTAACAAATTTTGTTCCACCAAATGAATCATTATGAGTAAAGACCGGATATCCATAAGCTTCTGATGCAGAAACATAATGTTTTGCAGCGAGAAAATGGACAGCCCCTACTGAATGTTGTGCATTTGAAGTTACGGGCGTTATTTTAAAACCTGCATTTTTAACAGAACCCTGTGTTGAAGTTGTATTAAAATCTGTAGTTGTTTCATTTGCTCCTGCACCCAAAACTCTTACATAGGTTACTGCATCTCTGTGTTTTAAAAATTCATTTACCGCATAAGGACCAAATTTCTTAGAATTAAGATCTCCAAATTTAGTTTTAAAATCTGCGAAGGACCCTACAGATACCGGTACAAAGGCTGGGCCTTTATCAGAAGTGCCTATAATACCTGCGGGTGTTCCCAAGGGAGATTGAACTCGTTGTGTTAAGTCAACTTCTTGTTCAAAAAACCCGGGGGATCTAAAAGTTTGCTCAGCCATATGATTAGTCTCCTACTGGACTCACTAACGTCACTTATAAATATGCAAAAATAGCCCAAATGTCTAATTAAAGCTCATCGATCTTTGTGATGATACGTGAACTTACTACAGTTTCACCCTGACGTTGATTGCGAGTTAGTACTTTTAAGTATTCTATTTTATCCTCTTTAGTAAAAGGATTTCTAACTTTTGTTTGTGCTTTCAGATATACATATCGATCATTTTCAACTACGTTTCCCGCCTCGTTTAATTCATTTACGTCACTAAGAACAAACTTATTTAGATCTCCTGTGGGATCTGGAAGCCCTCTTGGATGATTAACTATTGGTGCATTGGACGTAAACATATCAAAATGAATATCAGGTGCAGAAACAAATTTTCTAAACGGGCTCATATTACCTGGATTTTGAGAAGCAACAATATACCCGGGAACTTTCATATTGAAGGTATATCTTATGATTCTTTCATCATTAGTAAAGTCGTCAAAATTATCTTGATTTGAAACTGAAACATCTGGGTAGGCAACAAACCAATACCCTTTTTCTGATTCAATTTTGAATTGATTTCTTGTTCCTGTATACGAACCTACAAACTTTTCAATCATTTGATTCATATGCGACGTATATGATGTCCAGAATGTAATTTCATATGATACATCGATAAAATGTGGGAAAGGAATTGTAATTACTTCATAAATATGATGAGATCCTGCATTGTTAGAAATTACTGGGCCGCCGGACGCCGTTTGTACTGGAAGTCTTCTAGAGTTGACTGTTCCTGGCTTTGATGATATTGGATCTGCGCTTGTTGCATTATTATCAGATGATCTTACATTTTCTTGGTGCCTTAAATCTTGACGATTAATTAAATTTTGATAAACTGGATCTCTGGCACTTAATCTTCTTTTTATAACAAGATCTCCAACGTCAGCTAATTTTTCTACAGAAGAAGATTGCTCAATTGATGTTCGCCTTATTGAAATCAAAGGTAAAATAAGTGCGCCGTTTTCATCTTTTAATGGTTTCTTTCTTTTAATTAGCGCAAATCTTTCTCCCGTAGCAAATACAACAGGCACCTTCCGAGATTCACTTTTTTGAGAAATTGAAAACTGTATTTCTTTGTCAAACAAATCAAACAATGCTTTATCGATATCCTCCAGCCCGCATGGAGGAAGATAGAAGTCATCAGGAATATTTTGTCCTTCTAGACCAGAGGGTAATCGTTCTTGCTTAGAAGTTGGATTTTTTGATGGATCATTGATAGATTGTCGAGTTGTCATTTTATTTATTCATCATAAAAAGAAGAACCGCTTTTTCCAGGCTCACCTTTTTTAGAAACTTCCTTAGGTTTAGTTATCGGCTTGTCAAGAACACCGTTTTTTTGTAACTCTCTGACATCACCCGTTTCACCAAGCTGATTTGTCTTAAACCCTCTTTGCTGGACAAATGTATCTTGTACTGCATCAGGATCTGAGTGTTGTGAATCTGTTGGTCCCAAAACTTTGGTGAAGAAAACCTGTTTACGACTCTGTTTACCAATTAGTTTAATTCCGTCGTTGTGCTCAATCTGGCCAAAGATATTTTTTGTTACTGTCACAGATGTTATTTCAAAAATAACAGATCCGTAAGTAAAAAAGTCACCTGCGTCTACTTCTATTTGTTTATCTGAGAGATCTTTTGATTGAATAAAGACTTCGATATTTTGTGTTTTCTCAATTCCGTATTTATTTGTGGTAAATGTGGGCTCTTGATAGTCAACTAAGCACTCAATTTCAACGGGAGATTCAAAGAACTTCTCAGGTGACTCATCATAAAGCTCATTAATTTTTGTTTTTGCCTCTGAGATTGAGTAATAATAAATTTTCTGCCCTACGACATCTTTTATTATTTCTTTAGTGAGGTCATTAATTAAATTGATTTCTCTAGGAGTTACAAAAAGTCTCGCCATTTATTTTCTCCTATCCCATTGTAATTGCACGACCGTTAGGAACGGGTATGGTCTTTAAGTGCTTTTGAATATTTTCAGATTTTGTCGCATTTACTTCTATGATCTTATCGTATGTCATAGAGTCTAACATTTCCTTAAGTTGGGCTACAAGCTCTTTCTTGTCTTCTCTTCCTTGTGATACTAAGTTGTCACCGTCTAGCGATATATCTGTATTGGGTATAGGAATAGTTTTAAATTTAGACCTTACTAGACCAAGCAGCTCTTTGCTTAGTGATAATGTATACTGTCTTACCCATTGTCTTCCCATGCTGTTGACGTTTGCATATGTCAAGTCGCCAAACGGGATATTAGAAAGATTAGAAACGCCGTAAATTGTATTGTCTCCATATGATGGATTGAGCGGATCTGGAGCAAATGCAACTCTTATCCAGAGCTTTTTATTAGATTGATTTCCCGTAGGCGTTGGAAACACCCTTATATTCTGCCCCATTATCTTATATGAATAGTTAGATCTTCTAACACGATGGGAGATATCCATCTGGCCGGCGCGGAGGATATCCTCAAATACTGGGAGCACATAAAACATTGTCTCGGGTGTAAATGATTCAAAACTAAACTCATTATTGAGATAGTTGATTGCTGACGTTGTGTCAAAGAACCTGTATGCAGCCTGCGGATTAAAGTGAAATACTTCCTGTAATTTCATTTTAGATGTTTGTGTATTTAGCGATGAAGAATAAAGTAAATTTCCGCTTTCATCTTTAAGCTCTTTGTAGATATTATAGTCTTGTTGACCGCTAACAAGCTGTATTGATCCGGAGGTTGTGTTATAAGAGCCTCCAATGCCCGCTTCAAAAGAATAGGGTTCTGCTTGTCTTTCTAAAAACTGTAATGTCTCTCTTGGAAACTTTTGCTCAGATCCTGACATGCTTCCGGTGGCAGTTCCCAAAAATGTTGATAATTGTGATCTAGCTTGGTATTCATTAACAATTTGTCCATATTGAAAAAACGAC